AGCAAGTATATTCGCTTTACCTTCGCTGGCCGAAAAAGCGATAAAGAAAGAGTTTAGAAAAAATGATCCAGACTTTGACATCGAAAAACATTTTGTCGAAGAGGTCGCTATTGTCAATTTAAGTAAATTTCATAGTTATTTTGAGGAGGAAACAGAATGAAAAGATTTATCGCAATATGGATGTTATTGTCCGCTGGATTGAATATTTGGCAGAGTATCCACATTAAAAAACTAGAAGAAAAGCGCCCGATTATCGTCTATAAAGCAGATAACGCAGGCGCAGAAATATTCGGTAAAGTCCTTGAGAAAGGACGACATGGAAAACTATACACGATTACCATTCGTGATTATGGAATTTTCGTAGTCACTAGAGAGCAGTGGGAGAAGGTTAAAGTTGGGGATGAGGTGATGTTGTGAAAGTTCGATTTAATGGGAAGTATAACTTCTTCTTAACCCAATTTGTCCATTTTATTGTATTGGACTATCTCTGGAAGATACTTGAAATTATCATCTTAGGTGGAGTGAGAGGGAATTTGGCGGATTCTATTATGCTTGCTCTGATTTGTGTCTATATTGCATGGATTTTAGATAAAGAGGAATAAAACAGATGAACACACTAGAAAATGTAAAACAATGGTTTATTGACCGTGACCTTGAAAATGGTGGACGACTAGACAAACAGTCACTAAAACTTAGCGAGGAGTTCGGTGAACTCTGTGCCGGCTATCTCAAGAAGAATGAGCAGTTAACAAAGGACAGCATCGGTGATTGTGCAGTCGTGATTGTCGGTCTGGCCATGCTGATAAAAGAGGATGTGCATAAGATTTTTGAGGAAGTAAGTTTTATCGAAAATAAAGATGTGATGGATTCCTTTAAATGGTTAAGTGCTAACATTAGTAGTTTTCAATTGAATCATGATTTAATCGGCAAGAAAATGTGTAGATATAATTTAGCGCATTCAATCGGCTATCTAAAATCAATCAGCTATGCTCTCGGTTATAACTTCGAAGAATGTTTTGAACTGGCATACCAAGAAATCAAAGACCGCAAAGGTCGTTGGATTGACGGCAGTTTTGTCAAAGAGGAGGATTTAGGATGATACCGAATTTTAGAGCGTATGATAGTGGTTCATTAAGTTATATGTATCAACCAGAAGAAGTGATGGTTTGTGATGGCAATATCTGGATTATTGATGAGGATTCAGTTGCTGGTGAATGGATTGTGAACAATGACATTCACCTCATGCAATCAACAGGACTCAAGGATAAGAACGGCAAGGAAATCTTTGAGGGGGATATAGTTAAAATGGCTAAGGATGTCTATTCTGAACCCACTCATTACGAGGTTGTAAGGCATTATGGAGGAGCCTATCGTATTGAATCTAAACAACACGGATGTGAATTGTGGTTACGACATGCTGATTGTGAGGTCGTGGGGAATGTATACGAAAACAAGGAGTTACTAGATGCCTGACGTAGAATGGATTATGGAGAATTGCCATATGATGCGTGACAATGGTATCTGGGCAGGAGAGAAGCAGATTTCCTACGCTAGTCCAGATGGGCAATATACGTATTACATCAACAAGAGAAAAGATGGCACTTATTATTTACATGGAGCGTATAAACATTATGGCAGGACGTAGATGGACGGAAGACGAGGTTGATTATATTTTACTAGCCCACAACGATAATGAAAGTACAGTTGAAGAAGTCGCTGATTTTTTAGGTCGTACAGTTAGTTCTGTCCGATGTAAGTCTGAGATAATCAACAAAGGAAAAGGTCAGTTTATAAAACGCCATTGGCAGGATGAAGAAATAAGAATTTTACGGCGCTATTATCAAAAAGTTCAAGATTTAAACCAGCTAGCTAAAATATTAAATCGAAGTTTAGATGCAGTGATTATAAAAGCAAACAGACTCGGACTACCTCGCAGAAAAAAGAAATGGGATGTTTCAAAATACGATATAGAAACACTTGGAAAAATGGGTATGAGCTGTAGACAAATAGCATGCCAATTAGACAGATCACTTCATCTGATTAGAGCGGTGGTCTATCATTATAAAATACCTGTCGGGAAAGAAGAAATTCAACAGCATCCTTGGAGTTTTGACAATGATATGATTTTTATGAGGAGGACTTAACATGACAGACAACATAAACAAACCAAGCCACTACCAAGGTGCAAACGGTCTTGAAGCTATCGATGTTGTGCATAACTTCGTTGGGAGCCTTTCCGGAGCGTCTGCTTTCTTTTGGGGAAACGCAATCAAGTATATGTTACGGTTTCAAAAGAAAAACGGTCTGGAAGATCTGAAGAAAGCCAGAAAGAACCTTGACTGGCTGATTGAGGAATTAGAGAAGAACTAAAAAAGCCCAATCCGTAAGGACTAGGCTTCAAAGATGAAGTTGTAGAGTTGGACAACCTTCTGAAAACTGGTTGTATCCATGGTTGTGATTTTTTGAGCCTTGCGCTCTCTAAAGTCAAAAGTATAGAGTTGGAGTGGATTGACAGAGCCATCTACCTTATTGGAACGTACAGGAACGAGCAGGCCTTGTTCTTCTAGTCTGCTTTGACCGTGTGTAATAGGGCATACAGCCACAAATCCAGTCCGCTCCGAATACTCTCTACGAGAGACGACAATAGCAGGACGGCGCTTCTGAATCTCACGTCCAACAGACGGGTCGAAGTCAATCCAGATGATGTCCTGTTTTTCTGGAATGTAATCATATTTCGCTGTCAAGGAATCTTACCCCCTCGAAGTCATCTTCCATGCGTAGGTCCGCATCGCCGCTAAATGGGTCTGGAATTTTTGGAGCTAGGACAATGACATTATCTACACCCTTGTAGACAAACATTTCCTGACCTTCTGGAACATTGAGTGTTTTCGGAATGGTCACAGTGACAGAATTCCCAACTTTACGAGTTTTAACAGTATTCATTTGTTTCTCCTTTGTTTCGTATATATACAGTATACACCTAAAAACGGAACAAAGCAAGAAAAAAGCCAGCACACGGCTGACCTTCATGGTATGGTTTCGCATAACTATTATATCATGAGGAGGAGTTCGTGTGCAAATAGAGTTATTGGATATCATCGATGAAAAGAAAACCAGAAAGGAAGCTATCAAAGTCCTTAAAAAATACAGTCGCTTAAGACGGATAGCTGGAGAAGAATACGCTCCGAAAATCACAATATCCTACTCGCTTGAGCCAAGACCATCAAGTGGTCAGACAAGTAAGCAGGTAGAAAGCATGGTCTTGCGTAGAGTATCAGCTCAGCAGGACCTAGAGCTAATCGCTAAAGCAATCAACAATCTTTCCGATTTAGAATACACACGTATTCTTGTTGAACGATATTGCAGGAAAAAGAAGAGGGAAGACTATAGCATTTATTCAGGACTAGGCTACTCATCTAGTGAATATTATCGGATATTGAACAAAGCTCTATTAGAGTTTGCGGAGTCCTATCAAGCAAGCAACCTTCTAGTTTACAAGTGATTTCTGGGAAAATCTTGGGAAAAATCTGGGAAAATCTTGGGAGAATTGGAGCGGAAAAAGGTGCTAAAATAGTATTATCCAATGATTGGGAACACACAGTCATGAGGACTCCTACAAATGCAGAGGCTTTTGCCTCTTAGACAGTAAGGACAGGTTAGCAGGTTGTTTGGGTCTCCTTAATTTTTTACCAAACGTGCGTTTTACTGCTAGACCAGTTGGTTCAATTCCAGCTACTGTCATTTGAGTGTTTGTGTCCCAGAATGGGGTAGGCAGTAGGCTTAGCATTCATATATCACTCATTAACTTATTAGAAGGTCGGCTTATCGACTGGACCTTGCATGATTGCGTAGCTACTTATATCCTAGGTAAGTTATAAGCTAGAGGGTTTGATTCCCTCAGAGGTTGTAATGACTACAAAAAATAAATCAGAAAATTTATTTCTAATTAACATGCAAGGTAGTAGTCGTCTTGCAGGAAGGTCGCACATCGTGTGGCTTTTTTTGATTGTTTGAAAGGTGGTGATGGAAAATGAACGATAAACAGAAACACTTCGCTGATGAGTACATCATCAGTAGAAACGCAACACAAGCTGCAATAAAAGCAGGGTATTCTGGTAAAACAGCAAGGTCTATAGGACAAAGATTGTTGACAAAAGTTGACATTTCTGAATACATTAAAAAACGTACAGAAGAACTTTTTGACGAACGTTCGATGTCAATCGCAGAAGCCTTGGCAATCTCTGCTAGTATCGCTAGAGGGGAAACTCAACAAGGATATTCTAAGAAAACTGTAAAGACTGCTGAAGGTGTTGAAGTATTTGAAACGACTTATGAATTTACTCCGACAATTGAAGAAAGGCAACGCTCTCTGGACCACATATTCAAAGTGAATGGAGCATATTTAGAGAGAAAAGAAATCGAGATGTCTTCGGCTGTTCAATTCGTTGATGATATAGGAGTTAGCGATGAAGCGTAAAATGAGTGAATTTATCCCAAAGGCTTTTTACTCTATGTGGCGTGCAGCATTCGACCCTAAAATCTTACATGTAGTGGAAAAGGGTGGGCGTGGTTCTGGCAAGTCCAGCGACATCGGACACGTTATTGTTCAATTGATTATGCGCTATCCAGTCAATGCGGTGTGTATTCGTAAGACAGATAATACCCTAGAACAATCGGTTTACGAGCAATTGAAATGGGCGATTAGCGAGCAAGGAGTTAGTCATTTATTTAAGTTTAATAAATCGCCTTTGAAGATAACCTATATACCAAGAGGGAATTATATTATCTTCCGTGGTGCGCAAGATCCAGAGCGTATCAAATCCTTGAAAGATAGTCGTTTTCCATTCGCGATTGGTTGGATTGAGGAGCTAGCCGAGTTTAAAACTGAAGATGAAGTAAAGACAATCACCAACTCACTTCTACGTGGAGAATTGGCTGACGGTCTTTTTTATAAGTTCTTTTACTCTTACAACCCACCCAAAAGAAAACAATCTTGGGTGAATAAGAAATATGAGAGCGTCATACAGCCTCCGAACACCCACGTACACCATTCGACATACAAAGATAACCCTTTTATTGCCAAAGAGTTTATAGAAGAAGCAGAGGCCACGAGAGAGCGTTCTGAGAAGCGTTATCGTTGGGAGTATTTGGGTGAGGCTATTGGTTCGGGTGTGGCACCGTTTGAAAATCTGGTGTTCCGAAAGATTACAGATGAGGAAATAGCAAGTTTTGATAATATTCGACAAGGTAACGACTTTGGATATGCCAATGACCCTCTGGCCTTTGTAAGATGGCATTACGACAAGAAGAAACGTGTTATCTATGCTATCGATGAGATTTACGGCGTTAAGATTAGCAACCGTGAATTGGCTGAAAGAATCCGTGAGAAAGGCTATCAATCTCAGATGATGACCTGTGATAGCGCAGAGCCTAAGTCAATTGATGAGTTAAAACTGCAGCTGAATATTCCACTTGTTCAAGGTGCTAAGAAAGGCCCTGATAGTCGTGAGTATGGAGAACGCTGGTTGGATGATTTGGATGCCATTGTGATAGACCCAGAACGCACACCGAACATTGCACGAGAGTTCGAAAGTGCCGACTATGCAGTTGACCGTGATGGAAATCCCAAACCCAAGCTAGAAGAAGTAAACGACCACACAATCGACGCTACTAGATATGCGTTTGAAGACGATATGAGACAACCAGGAATATCGTTCTGGTAGGAGAAGGAGAAATGTTGAGTAATTGGTTTAAATGGTTAATCAGGCGGTTGTTGATTAAGAATACAACCCAAAATGAAATACTAGAGATTGAGATAAGAGAACACCAGAATTCTGAGAAAGTGGGCACGATGAAAGAGGCTTACGACTACTATCGAAATCGCACAGCTATCAGAAATAAGAAAGTAGATGTAGACTGGCGGACGAACTCAAGGATTGAATTAGGCTTGTTCAAGAAGTTGGTAGACCAGAAGGTTGGTTACTTGTTTTCTAAACAACCGACAATCTCGCTTGAGGGAGAAGAGTCACAAGATTTTTTAGATAGCGTGTTTGACGAGGACCTTTTATCCACAATTAAGTCACTCGGTAAGGAAGCAGTGATGAAAGGGATAGCTTATGGTTTGCCTTATTACGACGAGAACGGCCGTCTACGCTTGTTTAAAATCCCAAGTGAACAGATCATCCCTTTTTGGAAAGACGAGCGTCATTTGGAACTATCTGCCTTTGTACGTGTCTACAAACAAGCAGTATACGAAAGCGGAGTGAAGAAGACCAAAACTTTTGTAGAATACTACGATGAACAAGGAATTACAGATTATATCTGGACAGGTTCACACCTTGAACTCAATCCACTGTCTAAGGAGACCAAGGGAAATTTTTATTACGTCAACGCTGACGGCACACGGATTCCTTACACTTGGGAGAAAGTTCCTCTGATTCCATTCCGCTACAACGAGTATGAGGACGGTCTTTTAGTCCAAACTAAATCTTTGATTGATAATATTCAACTTCAAATGTCTACTAACGCTGATATGTTGGCAGATATGCCGAAGTTGATTTATGTTTTGAAAAATTATCAGGGCGCAGACTTGGGCGAGTTCATGAATAACCTGAATAAGTTCCGCTCTATCAAGGTTTCTAGTGATGGTGGTGTAGATACCCTACAAGCAGACAATGATACTAGCGGAGTTGAAACAGATATTGAACGCTCTCGTAAGTTCTTGTATGAGGCTGCACGAGCCATTGATACCCAAGATGATAATTTAGGAAATGCAAGTGGCCAAGCTCTTAAATGGCGCTATACAGACCTTGATTTGGACTGTAACGAGCTAGAAAATGAGTTCCAAAAAGGCATCAAGCAATTCCTTTGGTTTGTAGAACAGTATGCAGCTAATAAAGGAGTAGCATTTGACGCATCTAAATTTACTTATGTCTTTAACCGTGACATCATTTCAAATGAGTCTGAAGCTATTCAAGATTGTGTGAACTCAATCGGTATCTTAGACGACCTAAGTATTCGTGAACAACATCCATGGTATCAACCCCAAGTTGAGGAAAGATTAAAAGAACAACAGGAACAAGGACAAGATCCATACTCTGAAACTAATTTCAAAAAGGTAGATGAAGATCATGACGACCGAGAACAAGAAAAAGATAGATGAGTATTGGACTGAGCGAGCTTTACAACAGGAACACAATGCCCAGATAGTAGCTGATAGGTATATGGCGCAGATTGGTCAATCCTTAGCAGATTATAAACATCAACTGGTTTCTGAGATTGAGAAGTTTTATGCCAGGTATGCGGTTGATAATAAAATGACTCATGCAGAGGCCAAGCAATATCTGACAGATAAAGAGCGTAGAGAGTTTAAGCATGTAACCCTTGAAAGATTCCGTGAGATGACCTTAAATCCTGACACGCCGACACCACTATTGGACGCTTTGAGCTACCGCCATCGTATCAGTCGCAAGGAGGCTTTGCTTGCCGAAATTGAGCGTCTGACGGCTGAGCTATACGGAAAGCCAGAGGGCATACATGACAAGGTCACAGAGGCTCTGAGTGACGTCTACATCAAAGGTAAAATCCATCAAGCTAAGAACTTGGCACATTTTGGAATCATAGAGAAACCAATATTGGGTGTCGATGCAGTAAAACATAAGATGGGGAGTAACTGGAGTGGTAAAACATTCTCAACAAATGTGTGGGGGCATGATGCAGCTGTTTATAAATCTATCAGTGATACAATCAATAAAGGCCTAACAGGCGGCTGGTCTGTTGATAGAATGGCTAGGGCTCTTTCTGAACGTACAGGAGTCGCCTATCATCGAGCTGACACGCTTGTCAGGACCGAGACGACCTTTTACAACAACCTTGCGACGCTAGATGCTATCAAGGAGTTGGGTGGCGACCACTACGAAATCGTAGCGGTATTAGACAGTCGTACAAGTGAGATTTGCAGATTAGAAAATCACGAGGTTTATTCTGTTAAGGAATATGAACCAGGTCGAACCGCACCGCCATTCCATGTCCGTTGCCGTTCTACTATCAGGCCTGCAGTTAAGTCTGATAAACCTAGTCCTTACTTCAATATCTTGCAAAACGACGGCTCAGTAAAACTAGCCACTGAGCAACGTTCTCTGGACGAAATCTTTGCAGGATGGGAGCGTGAAGGGGAAGCGATTAAAGAAAAACTGTTTGCGAAAGACGGGGAAAAGGAGAACGTCGAGAAATCGAAGGGAAATATAAAAAAATTTGACTTTTACCCATTAACGGAGGATAATATAGGTGACAAAGAAAGAATATTAAACATATCTAAAAGATTGAAGGCAGTTTCGGAAGAGTACGAAAAAGAAACTGGTAAAAATATTTTAGAATTATTCGCAGATAAAAAATTGACAGATCGTTCCAAACCGTATGATGATGAGAAGTCTAAATTTATAAGATTTTTATATAAACGAGTTGGCTATGATAGGAAACCGAATATTCTTAATGACAACGATATTGTTGGATTAGAGACCATATACCGTGGTGTAAGTGATAGCAAATCTGGAGAAATAAATTCAAAAACTTTAATGGATAATTTCAGAAACGGAAAACTAGACTTAAGCGGTAGAGTAAAATCTGCACATGGTCGAGGTTTGTATTTCGGAAGTCGTTTCGTTGCCGAGAGATATGCTAATAAAGGAACAAATCCATTACTAATAAAAGCTTTTTACGACCCTTCCGATTTAAAATTTTTAACTGACGAACTTTATAAAAAAGAAAAGCATACTTGGTTGAAAAATTTAGACGATGATAATGAATTATATGAATATTACTATTTTTTGATGAGTCAAATAGGAATAAATGATTCTAATGCCGATGTTTTTGCTGTCCTGCATGGTTACGATGGTTATAAAGCAATGCATAATGATGGGTTGTATACAGTTGTTTATAACCGCAGTAAGTTAGGGGTGCTTAAAGATGATTAAAATTTCAATTAGTTTGTTGCTGGATGCGATTGAAGATAACATCAACGACGAAGAACTTCAATCTATCGATTTCGAGAGTCATATTAGAAAAATTACAAAAGAATTCCAGGGAGAAAATGGTGAATTCTTAGTAAAAGAAGAAGCCTTTGAAACATTACCTTTGGATAGAGAGACAAAAAATAAAATCATCGACCAAATAAAACAAAATAGCCAAAATGTTTTCGAAGATGATTTTGACACATTGTTGCAATTATATTATTAAGCACCTAGAGAAATCTAAGTGCTTTTTTCGTACTCAGAAAGGTATCTAAAATGAAAGTTAAAGAAATTTGTAAAATAATGAGTGAAGAAAACTATATTCACGTATATCACGAAAACAAGTATTTGGAAGGAGATTCTCCTATTGATTTTTTGGATTGTGAATTAGAAGTTAAAGATATCTATGTAGGAACTGCCGAAGATATTGTATTAGAAACCTAACCGCATCGAAATCGAGGCGGTTTTCTTTCGCCCTGAGCACGGCGTTAAAAGGCTTTTTTACTTTACCAAAATGTCGTGGTCGTTGCCACGTTAAACAAACGTACAGGAGGAAAAGAAATGAATCGTAAATTTTTGGAACAGTTAGGATTGACTGAAGAACAAGTTGAAGCAGTTATGTCTGAACATGGCAAATCAACACAGGACCTACAAGCGAAGGTGTCTGCTGCAGAAGACAACGCCAAGGGCTTGCAAGACCAGTTGAGAGAGCGTGATAAGGACATGAAACAGCTCAAACAAGACGCTGAGGGCAATGCTGACTTACAACAAAAATACTCAGACTTGGACAGCAAGTACAAGACACAACAGAAGGAACATGAACAACAACTCAAGAAAATGCAACTAGATCATGCTATTGAAATGCACTTGAGCGGTAAGGTTCATGATGCTGGAATCGTGTCTGGTCTACTAGATAAGTCTAAATTGGGATTAGGTGACAACGGAGCGGTGACTGGATTAGATGAACAGTTGACGGCTTTGAAGGAAACTAAAGGCTTTTTATTTGCTCCAGAAAAGGCTGTAGAACCACATATTGCTGGTGCTAAGCCACAAGGGACAACACAAGAAGAAACAGTTGCTAACGACCTGACAACGCAGATGATTAATGCGTTCACGTCAGATTTATAATCAAAAATAGAAAAGAGGAACAGATATGCCAGCAACATTGAACTATGCACAGGCTTACCAACAAGGTTTGCAAAATCGTTATAGTGAAAACGGACTGTTATTCACTCAAAAACTTTGGAACTCTCCATCAAACACACTTTTGAAGTTCACAGGAGCTAAAGAAGTAAAAGTACCACGTCTTTTGATTAAGGAAGGACGCAAGGACCGTACACGTCGCACGATTACGAATATCGACGCTAACTATGAAAACCAATGGGAAACATACACATTGACTAATGAGCGTTACTGGTCAACACTAGTAGACCCATCAGATGTTGATGAAACTAATTATGTTACTTCCATTGCTAACATCACTAAAACATTCAACGATACTGAAAAAGTTCCAGAAATGGATAAATTCATGGTATCTAAATTGTTCTCGCGTAAGAAAGAACTTGATACAGAAAGTAAACAAATTAAGTCATTGAATTTGACTGAGGAAAACTTCCTCGCAACCTTCGATGAGTTGATGGAACAAATGGACGAAGCTGGAGTACCAGCTGAAGGTCGTGTTATTTTCTGCACACCAGCTGTTAAACGTATGATCAAGAACATCAAGCAGTTTGGTCGCACTGTTAATATTCACGGTCAAGGTACAGTGATTGATCGTTCAGTTGGTCGTTTGGACGATGTGACGATTGAGCCATCTATTCCATCTGACCGTATGAAGACCTTGTACAACTTCACAAATGGAGCTAAGGTTGACCCAACTGCTAAACAAATCCATTTCTTCTTGATTCATATTCCATGTATGGCGGCGCCACAAAAATATGAATTTGTAGGACTTGACGCACCAAGTGCTTCTTCAAGCGGTAACTACTTGTACTACGAACAATCTTACGATGATGTATTGCTATTCCAGACTAAACATGAAGGTCTAGCCTTTGTCGTCGCACCTTAAAGAAGGAGGATAGAAAATGTTAACAGTAAAGAAAGACAATCGTGTGTTGAATATCGACGAACTAGAAAAAGTAACCTTCTTGGAAGATGGTTACGATGTGGTTGAAATCAAAGATGGTGAGTATGTAGTTGTAGAACCAGCGACTAACGGACGTACTTACACTATTCAAGAGTACAAAGCAGTAGTTGCAGAACGTGACCAAGCTCTTGCAGAACTTGAAAAACTATCTAAAAAATCCACTAAAGACGATAAGTAGAAAGAGAGGTTCTGCTGATGGAAAAGAGAACATCGGAAGAAATTCAAAAGCATAATGAAGATGCTAGGAAAGCTTTAATTGACTTGTACGAACAACGTTATACAGGCTATCCAGGAGATTTAGTGGTCGATGAAGTCATGCAGAACATTCTTAACTACTGTAACCGTGAGGATTTTCCTTTAGAGTTGCAATTTGTGGCCATACAGATGGTTTATGTTGTTTGTAATCCTGACCAAGCTGTCCAAGGCAAGAATATTTCCGTCGGAGATACTCGTGTCGAATTGGCTAAGTCAGACCTTGCCAGACGTGCTGAAAGTGTCTTGCTGGACTTTACTAGCCAGTTACAGCGGTTCAGAAAGTTGAGGTGGTAGGATGAATATCAATGATGTCCTATCTCGGGCGAGACCAAGCATTGAATGGACCTATGATAAAAAGATGGATGTATTTGCTTCTGTCGAGAGTACGAAGCCCAACGGAGCTGATTTTGTAGAGTTCAAAGAAATCTACGAGAAAGTTCCCTGTCGTCTCTCTGTTCGTAACTTAATGAATACGGAACAGAACGAAGCGCACCAACTCAAGACAGAACACAAGATTTTCTGTTCGCCTAAATTTGCTATAAAAGCCGGTAGTAAATTGATTGTGGACGGCGTTAAATACCTGACCAGTGAAGACCCGATGGTCTATGTCACACATCAAGAAATTGTGGTGAGACGACATGAGTGGCTATGATGATAGTGATGTTCAAGAGTTCTTGAAACGGCTTGAACGAGCTCAGGCCATTATTGATTCTGAGTTTATGCAGGCTGCTAAAGATATCGGCCTAGCCTTTTTGAAAGAGGTTAAGGAACGAACACCCAAGGGCCTAACAGGTAAGTTAAATCAATCGTGGAAGATGGAAGTAAGCAAAAATGGGAATGTGTACGAGGTTATCGCATTTAACCCTATGGAGTATGCTTCTTTCGTCGAAAGTGGACACCGTCAACAAGTAGGGCGGTATGTCCCTGCAATTGGTAAGCGTTTGGTCAATCCTTGGGTAGAAGGGCGCTTCATGATGAGGCTAACAGAAGAACAGATTAAACAAAAAATCCCACAAATCACGCAACAAATCGAAGAGAGGTTAAAGGAGGAACTAGGTGGATTATAGTATTAGACCACTCGTCATCAAGCAACTCAAAGATGTGTTTGGGTGCAAGGTGTATGATGAACAAATCCAGCAAGGATTGAAAACACCTTGTTTTATTATAGATGTGAAGCCTGTGACTCGGAAGCGGTTGGCAAACCAAAACGATAAGCAGGTTTTTATTGTCTTGCTGCATTACTACACCGAAAAAACAACAGACTTATACCAAAAGTTTGAAGAGATTGAAACGGTGTTTAATTCGCCTTCTTTTCGTTATTTGGGGGATAAGTACCCTATCAATGATTTGAAGGCAGAATACAATGCAAATGACTTGATATGCACATTTACAATCACTCGATACGTTCGATGGGTTGAAGAAGAACCGACAATGCAAATATTAGAAAGGATAGGTGAAACTTCTCATGGAAATGAATGAAGAAGTAGGTTACGTAACCGAACCAGTGGTAACAACCACTGAAGATAAATTTGGCAAAGAGGCATTACTCAAGTATTTTGAAGATGATGCAACTTTGTTAAACATTTTGCTGGAAGATGACCAGTCATACTCACTAGCAGAAGTAAGACGTATTTTAGAAGACTGGAGAAAGGGTGTGGCTAACTAATGGCACAATGGACAGTACAAAATAAACGAGTTCCAAAGGCCTACATCAATTTCGTATCAAGAGATGATGTGATTATTCCTTTGGAAGACAATACGATTGCAGCAGTTATGATTGCTGGATCTTGGGGAGAACCTGGTGCCTTCACACTTGTTGACGGTACAAGCAACTTCCGTCGACTATTTGGTAAACCGATTGATGAACTCCTTCCGATTCGTGAAGCCTTGAAAGGGACAGGTAAGGTCCTTGTTTACAATGGTGTGAACAACACTGGGGTACAGGCAACGAAAACAGAAAACGATATGGTCGTTACAGCTAAATACAAAGGATTGGCTGGTAACCATATCCATGTTGTCTTCAAGAAGCAAGTCGAGACTGGCTTTGAAGTGACAACTGTTTTCTTTGGGAAAGAAGTTGATAAACAAATCATCACAGCCTTGCCATTTAAGAACGACTATGTGAATGTAACGGGTACTCTAACAACAGAAGATAAAACAATCTTGCTTGAAGGTGGTACTGATGGTGCTACAACCAATTCAGAAGTTGAAGATTTCCTAAATAAACTCGACACTCAAGACTTCCGTGTCTTGGCTCTGGGTACTGACGAAAGCGCAACAAAAGCACTTGTTACAGCTCATATCAAGAAATGGCGTGACGCTGGTCGTTCAGTCATTGCAGTCTTGAATGATTACACGGACGCTGACAATGAAGGTGTTGTATCAGTCGGTAACGGGGTTACATTAAGCGATGGTACGAAACTAGGCGCTAAGGACTGTGTTTACTTCGTAGCTGGTAAGTATGCAGGGGCTGGCTTGCAATCCAATACATTCAAGTCTTATCCAGGTGCTATCGACTGTGAGCGCAAGAACGAAGCAGAGGCTGAAAAGCTCATCAATAAAGGTCAGCTTATCTTTGCTTATCGAAATGAAAAAGTTATTATCCTGTCAGATGTGAACTCATTTACTAACTATACGGCAGAACACAGCCGTATTTTTGGTAAAAACAAACTTGTCCGCACCATGGATAATATCAACACCAATGTCAAGTATATCTTTGAGAACTACTTTATCGGTAAAGTACCAAACAACGTGAATGGTCGTGAGTTGTTTAAACAACGGATCATCACAATGGTTCTTGACCCACTTGCTCAAAAGCAGGCTTTGGAGTATAAAGCGAAAGATATTGAAATTTCACAAGGTATCACTAAAGAATCCGTTGTGGTTAACTTGCCAGTTGTCTTGACGGACGCTATGGAAATCTTGTACATGACGGTTATCTGTGATTAAGAAAGGAGAAACTAGCTAATGGCTATTATGAACCAATTGGATGCTCTGTCAGCTAAAGAAGGAACAGTCTTCTTTACAATCAATGACAAGCAGTATGAACTAGCGGAACTTATTTCGTTAGAAGCAAAGGTTGAATACACAAAAGCTGATGTAACCCCTCTCAACTCTCGTATGAAGGGTGGTAAGATTGTCGGTGCAGAAGGTACAGGTTCCTTGAAAATGTACTACCACCGCCCAGAATTAAAGACGATGGCTTTAAACTATGTCAAACAAGGTATTTTGCCTCGCATTGATATCAAGTGTACCAACGAAGACCGTACATCTCGTGCAGGTCGCTATACCATCGTTTTGAAAGGGGTTCTGTTCAAAGAATCACTTATCTTTAAATTAGATGGATCGGCAGATGAGGTCATTGACGAAGAAACGGACTTCACATTCCAAGGTTTTGATATCTTATCAGAATTCCAAGAAATTACATACTAACACAAGGAGGAAATAGTGGTGAGTGGATTACAAGCGTTTTTGAAACAAAATAAAAAAGGGGAAGAGACTAAGGATGTCTTGCTCCCTTCTTTTGAGGAACCAGTTAAAATTCGAGTGTTGAGCGCTCGTGAAGCGGACTTAATCAATGACCGTTGTTTTGTCAACAAGCCTGGTCGTAACGGACGCCAAGAGCGTGTTTTTGACGGTGTTAAATATAACCGTGAAATCTGTATTGCGTCTATCGTGGTTCCAGACCTTAACGATAAAGAATTGCAAGATTCTTATGGAGCAATGGGAGCTTCTGAGTTGTTCGGCACCATGTTCAATTGGGGCGAAAGCGCCTTGATTTTGGAAGCTGTGACCGAACTCAGCGGTATCAACCAAACATTCCAAGACAAGGTTGACGAGGCAAAAAACTAATAAAAGAGGACGCGGAGGCACAACTTGCCTACTTCGCCCTCGTAAACTATTACATTCGCCCTAGTGATTTTGTGAATATGGATGTAGAAGAAAAAGCCTTTTTCGCTGCAGTCATGCACGAAGAGGCGAAACAACGTAAAAAAATGAAGAAGTGAGGTGATTCTATTGGCAAATATACAAACAACCATGTCTTTGACCGATAGAGTCACAGGCACTTTAAATAAAATCTATGCGACCATGGAGCGTGTCAAAAACGCAGGTTCTGGCTTAGACAAAGCTATGAAGGCTCAAGAGTCCGCTATGAAAAAAGCTGGGGATTCTGGCCAATATTTTGTCAATAAAGCTGGGCGAGTCGTTGATATCAACGGTAGGTTTGTCAGCAGTGCAACGTTAGCAGCTGCAGGACTAAAAAAAGAAGAACTGGCTCTAAGAGATCTAGGGAATGCCTCTAATAACGCTTCTAACAAACTAAGTAGGTTAGTATCTTTGAAAGGTTTGTTGAAGACCGCTTTAGCTGGTATTGCAGTTGGTGCAATTACTAAACAAGCTATAGGCATGTCAGACGAGTATGCCAATATGCACGCCCGTTTAGATATGATTCGAGACAGTACGCAGACGACAGAGGAACTGCAAAAGTCTATTTATACATCCGCACAGCGTACAGGTTCTGCCTATACAACCATGGCGAACGGTGTCGCTAAGATGAGGATGCAGGCTGGCGATGTTTTCCAAAACAACGGCGAAACAATTGCCTTTTTGGAAACCATGAATAAATCCTTTGTAGTCGGTGGAGCCAGCATTGAAGAACAAAAAAACGCTATGCTACAGCTTACTCAGGCTATGGCTAGTGGTAAGTTGCAGGGCGACGAGTTGCGCTCTCTTGCTGAGACTTCACCAGCCTTAATCCAAGCGATTGCAAACAAGTTAGGCGTCAGCCGTGGCGAGGTTAAAAAACTTGGAGCAGACGGGAAGATTACGGCCGACATTGTCAAAACTGCTATGCTGGATGCAAGTGATGCGATTGATCAACAATTCCGCAACATGCCAATGACATGGGGCAGGGCATGGCAGAACTTCCTGAACTTTGTGACCAAGGCACTTGAGCCAATATCGATTAAGATTAATCAGATAGTGAACTCGTCCGCCTTCCAACAGTTTGCCCAGATTGTAGCCACGGTTCTTCAATATGTCGTCCAAGCAGTTATCTTTGCTATGGATATGATTGGGGCTGTTTGGAGTATGTTGGCGCCGATTGCTCAATTTGTCATTGACAACTGGTCTGTGATTCAACCGATTATTATTGCTGTAGCAATTGCTATAGGAACTTATATAGTCGCAATGAACGCAGCGGAAATCGCCACTAAACTATTTAGCATCGCTACAAATGCTGCGAAAGCCGCTATGGCTGGTTTTAATGCAGTTTTGGCAATGAACCCAATCATGTTGATTGTCATGGCGGTCATCATTCTGATTGGTCTCTTCTATGCCTTAGTTGCATGGTTTAACAATCTTACTGGTGCGGCCGTATCAGCCACAGGAATCATCATGGGAGCGATATTTGCCCTTGGAATGATAATTTGGGATATACTTATTGGCCTCGTCAATGTAGCTATCTGGGTGATTAATATGATGCTACAGGGTGTTTTTTGGTATGTGAATACCGCAATAGCATTCTGGATGTTCCTCTATCAGGCAATCTTAACTATTTTGATAGGTATTTTAGACTTTATCGACTGGTTTGTTACGGGAGCTATTAACCTCTGGAACGAGATGGTATTCTTTTGTCAAAACGCCTGGTACGATATTGCCCAAGGTGGTAGAGGGATGGCGGTCGCTATCGCTGGATTTGTAGACAGCATGGTCAATAGTGTTATCGGTGCAGTCGAGGGCATGATTAACTCTGTTCTTGGTGGCTTTAATAAAATGATTGGCTTCTTGAATGGATTTGGTCTAAATCTAAGCGCTGTTGGAACGGTTTCTCTTGGTCGGACGAACTTTGCCGGTGATATCGCGAACGCCATTGACAGCATGGAAAAACCTGTCAAGAAAACCTTTGAAGGTCTGCATTTGGCAGATGGTCTGAAACAACATAAGGCCAGCTTAAGTACTCCACACCTTGACACTCCACAACTGGGGTATCTTGAATTTGGTAGCGTCGGTGAGGCCTTTAATAACGGTTATAAATTCGGTCAAGGTATCGATAAGGCTGTTGGTGGTTTCTTCAAAGGAGCTGGAGATGCCAACGGTGCAGGAAACAATTTCTTGGGTGACCAAGGCACTACGCCTTACGAACTCAGCCCAGCAAGTTCAGTACCTGGACAAGGAGACGGAGGAAAAGATGGCGGTCACAATCCAACTGGTGGTAAGTTAGACAAAGTTGGCAAAATTGAAGATGAAATCAAACTGGACGATGAATACATCAAGTTGATTAAGGATGTTGCGACAATGAAGTGGCAACAGAATTTCATTACCTTGAAACCAGAGATTGTTACCAATATTGACTCCATTAACAACGCTGGCCAGTATGCCAACGTATTGGATGATTTGAATGCAACGATTGTAGACGCTTTGAACAATGGTGCTGATGGCCTCATGGCTTACTAGGAAGGAGGTAGCAGATGTTTATATTTATTGAAGGCATTAAATTGCCAGTGAATCCAGAAGAAATCAAACTGGAGGACAAACAAGGAATTGAGACAGTCGCTATCATCGATACTGGTAACGTTCCGCTTGTCGGAAATCCAGAGCTTCAATCGATTGAGTTTGAATCCTTTATTCCTAGTGGAAGATACGATGGAAACTACCAACGGAATAGCCGTGTCTCTCCAGAATCCTTTGTATCATCTATTCGTAAATTTAAGACTGAAGGCACTCCTATTCAATTAATGATTGGGGGTGCTTTTGGTTCTGCTATTAACGGGAAATTTCTAGTGGAACAGTTCGATGTCTCTACCAAGACAGGATATGAAGATGACCTGATTTATAAGATTAAGTTCTTACAATATCGGTCTCACAAACCACGAAAGGTCACCATCAAAGACAAGCAGGCGCTTGAGGCTACTAAAAAGAAACCGCAGGCTAAAGCTACTGAAGAACGTAGTGCCACAACAGAGAAACCTGCTCAAAAAAGCCATACGGTTGTGAGTGGTGATACCCTGTGGGGGATTGCTCAGACCTTTTATGGAGACGGCAGCAGATATACTGAAATTTACGAAGCCAACAAAGACAAAATCAAAGACCCTCATTGGATTTATCCTGGACAGGAGTTTGTGATACCATGATGCAATTATTCTATCAGAACAATAAAACTGGAGATACATGGGATTTAGCAACTGTGTCTGAAAAGGTCGAATTCAAGACAACTAGAAAAGGGTCAGCTTGGAGCGTGGAGATTAGCTTGTACAACTCTACAAAAGTAGCCTTTGAATATGGTTCTCCACTTGCTTTTAAGCTAGATGATAAAGAGGTATTCTTTGGTTATTTGACGAAAATCAAGTACGAAAAAGATACCAAAACAACCTTGACTTTTCATGATCAGATAAAGTACTTACTACGCAATATCAATTTTGTTGCCAGGGATAAAAACGTTAATCAAATCGTCTCGGCAATCGCAGGAGATTTTGATTTGAAGATTGGGGAACTAAAAGCCCCATCCGTGACCTTATCCCCTCAGTTGAAGGAAGATAAGAAGGCTCTGGATATTATTCAGGAGGCCATGGACGAGACCTTGGTACAAAGTGGAGAATTGCTGGTTTTGTATGACAAGTTCGGAGAGTTGACGCTAACGACTCCAAAAAACTTACCAATCCAGTACATTATCGGAAATGAATCCTTTATGTCTAGTTTTGAGTTTGAAGGTTCGATTGAGGATAGCGCCAATATTGTCCGCTTGATCCAAGAGAACAAAGAAACCAAAAAGAGAGAGGTCTACATCTATCAGGACAGCTACAATATCGGCGCTTGGGGAAAACTCCAGTACATGAAAAAAGTGGATGAGAAAGCAACTGAGGGGCAAATAAAACAATGGGGCGAAATGCTCTTGAAGATGAAAAACCGTCCCAAAGAAACTTTTAGTCTGAAAGCCGATATTGGAAGTATTGACTTCTTAGCAGGCCATGCAGTCTATGTGGATGTTAAGGATATTGAGAAGAAGGGATGGTATGTCATTGAAGAGGCAACTCATTCCTTCAGTGCAGAAAAGCACACGATGGAAATTAAATTATTCATGGCAGGAAGTGAGTAGATGGAAGTAATAGAAAATCTAAAGAAATTGATTAGTAATTTCATTGAAAATCGCCAGTTCGCAAAGATAACGACTGGTGTCGTTATATCGGTTTCTCCACTCAAAATCCAATTGACCAATGAATTGATATTGGATGATTCCATGCTCGCTGTCACATGGACTGATGAAACATTGGATCCTGAGTACGTAGGTCAAACCCTTCATCTCATCAGACAAGATGGTGGAGGGTTTTATTATGTCTTGTACAAGAAGATTTTTCACTACAAGCGCAAATTGAAAGGGGGTTCTGATGAATGAGTACTCCTAAAACAAACTTTTTAAACATCGCTAAAAATGTTGTCGAAGCTAAGAAACAGCCTAGCTTAACACTAGATGAAACCAATATCTTGCTAGAAATTGACGGTATCCATTCTTTGAAGCAATCTATTAGACGCATGCTGACGACTGAACGGTTTATCTACACGATTTATGATCATCGGTACGGTGTCGAGTTAGATGCTCTATTTGGTGGGGATATGGATTATGCCCAGATGGATATCGCACGTCGCATAAAAGAAGCCTTGTATGAAGACGACAGGATTCATGAGGCTCACTCTTTTTCTACTAAGGTAAAGAAAGATGAGTTTTACGTGCAGTTCATGGTTGATAGTGATTTTGGAACATTTGAAATGGATTTGGAGGTGAAACGATGATAAAGGTAAAAACATATCCAGAAATTTTAGAGGATATGCTGGCCTTGTTTGATGATAAGTATGACAAAAGACAAGGATCTGTCTTGTACAATCTAGTTGCGCCTGCAGCTCGAGAAGTTGCCATTCAGTATACGGTCTTAAAATCGTATGAAGAAGTCAATTTTTTAGATACTAGTACAGGAATCTTCCTAACTCGTTTATGTAGGCAGTTCGGAGTTGAACGCTTGCCAGCTACGGCATCGGTTCGATTGGTTCAATTCAAGCAGGAAATCCCACTCGGAACCCGTTTCAGTGTGGTTAACAGTGAGTATAATTTCCGTGTCTTAGAACGTCGCTCTGGATTTGAGTATAGTGTAGTAGCTGAACAAGTCGGAAATGCTCCCAATTATGTAAGAGGGCAACTTATTAATATTGATGTGTTGAATGGTTTTAAAGGGGCAGAAATCGGCTCTGTTATCGTCGTAGGAGAAGACGAGGAGACGGATAAACAACTTCGTAAACGGACCATTGAGTATCTGAAAACACCGACTTTGAACGGAAACATTGCCCAATACAAGAAATGGGCAAGTGAGTTCGTTGGTGTTGGTTCAGCACTTATTGAACCGCTCTGGAAAGGTGAAAATACAGTACGTGTATCGATTACGGATGCTGATGGTAATGAAGCAAGCGCAGAGCTGGTAAAGAAATTCAAGAATTACTTGGATCCTGAACCAAGTGGCCATGGGCTAGGTGTGGCTCCAATCGGAGCTTATGTGACCGTGCAGTCTGTAAGTGGCTACAACGTTCGTATTACTGCAACTATCAAGATTGATGAAGATGTAGATATTGAAACAATCAAGAATGAGGCGAAAGTTCAACTCATTAAATACTTACGTGAAGAAGCATTTGAAGAGAAAGAGGTTCGAAATTATAAAGTTGCTACAATCATTGACAGAATTAATGGGGTTCGCGATGTGGACCGTATTTTGTTGAATGATAGGGAACAAAGTATTGAGCTTTCTACAAACATGCTTCCTAAGCTAGCGGAGGTAACTATCAATGTCGCACGTTAGATATCGTATGTTATCGGCTTTGCCAGAGGTCTTAGATCCAACAATCAATGATTTGTTTGAAACTGAGATTCCAGAGTTGGAATTGATTACAGACTTAATCTTTGATACTAGACGGTTGATGCTGTTGCCAGAAGCGACGGAAGACTGGATTACACGTTGGGAAAAGGCTCTTCAGGTAAAACCGAAAACAACCGACTTGGAAGAACGAAGGCGGTATCTAATCACTTTAATTTCTTCCAAGATTAAAATCAACTCAGTGAGTTTACAAAAAATTACAAAGAGCTTTACGAATGTCAATAACTTAGTAACGGTCAAGGGTTCAGCGGTACATATCAGATTTTTAGGAGAACTACCGACTGGATATTTGAACCGTTTTTTAAAGTATGTGCGCGAGTTGATTCCTGCTCACTTAGGAATCCAATTCTCAGTTGAAGCGCCAATGATGAACGCAATTTATATTAGCGCTCATACATTCAGTGATATTCGTTTAGTTCGATTTGAATAGGAGGAAATAAATGGGATATTTTATCCAGCCTATTGTGACCGATAAAGCTATTAGTGAAACGGCCTTAGCAATTCAAAATAGAGAACCACTGGTCTTTACTCGAATAGCTTTAGGTAGCGGACGGCATCGAACGGACATTGGCAAGAAAAACAATATTGTACAAGTTGTTCATTCTTTGCAAGTGACACAGTCCTTGTCGACTGATGTAGCTGACACGATTCGTCTCACAGCGAGGTTTGATAACTCACATATTGAACGCGAAATGATCGTGAACGAAATCGGTGTGTTTGCAAAACGTGGGAATCATGAAGAGTTCATGTACATGTATACTTGGGCAGAGCAGGGGGATGTGATTCCTCCCAAAACATCAGCTTATGTATATCGAGACTATGATTTCAACACGACTATTAGCAAAAATAGTCAGATTACCATTCAATACAATGCGACTGACTTGGTTTATGCCACTGTTCCTGAATTGAAGGCGACAGAAAGAAAGTTACAAACCAATATCGATAATCACATTAGAGACACTGCCCGTCACGTTTCTGACCAAGAGCGAATACGTTGGAATGGGAAAGCCGACGCAACCCATCGTCATAGGGTATCTGATATTGACGGTCTTCCCGAAAAGATTGACGAGGTCACTAGAAGCAAGGCTGAGAAAGTTGACCTAACTGGTCACATCAACAACCGAAACAACCCACACGGTGTCACTAAACAACAAGTGGGGCTAGGGAATGTTACGAATGTTGAGCAAGCAAGTAAGCAAGATTTTCAAAATCACTTAAACAATCGCAACAATCCGCACGGAGTGACGAAGTACCAAGTGGGTCTGGGTAACGTAGACAACGTCAGACAAGCAAGCTATGAGTCAGTAGAGGCTTTGAAGCGTGAGTTTCAGGAGCACGAAGATAGACTAAACGCTATCGAGTACATGTTCTTGCAGAACGATTTCACTGCTCCGATTCGTACAGACGACGGTACAGAACATACCTTACTTGCTGATGAAAATGGCCGTGTGATTGTCGCAGATTGGAAATACATTATGGAGGTATAAGATGGCAGTAATTAGTACACAGACACGAAAAGTAACTGATTTGCCACAGGCTAGTCAGGTTAACAACTCGGACAACATCATGATTCATGATGGTCGTGGGTTGAAAAAAGTGTCTGTGCAGACATTGAAAAATGGAATCAGTAGCAATGTATCAGTAGCTACGTCGAACTCAAACGGTATCGTCAGACCTGATAACCAGACAACAGAGGTGTCAAATGGTGTGATGAAAGCCAAAACTGCAACTAGTGGGCAGGCTGGTGTGGTGCGACCTGATAATTCAACGATTACAGTCGATAGCTCGGGTGTTTTACGAGTAAACAGGTCAGCGCTTGGAATCCCAAGTACACCGTCCGAAGTAGTTGCACACAAGCTGATTAACCAAAACGGAAATCAACAAATGAAATACTGGTATGGATCTAAAACACAATATAATGCAATCAGTACAAAAGACCCGAACACAATCTATGATGTGTATGAGTAGGTGATACTATGGCTAAAAGAGAAGGAATATATGTCGCAGGACATGAAATTGTCCAAAGATATGTTGGTAATCGTTTGGTTTGGGAGAAAGCTAAGTGGATTTATAAGACAGAAACTAGAATTAGAAGTACGTCCGCTTATGAAAATAATATAACAATTGTATTCAGTAGTGTCCTGTATGAAAATTCATATAATTTATTAGCCCTAAACATCCTGGATGGTTATAGAGCAGGAGCAGGGTCGGATAATAAAGTTATTGAAGTGATTGTTAAAGAATGGCATCGCGCACTAGGAGGATATGACGGTGCAAGGTTAGCTACTGCATCGGGCGTCGTTCTTACATGCAAAAGTAAGCAAGATGCAGCAACATTGCATAACATCCTCAACAATACAGGTATTTTGAAAATTTATAACAAACGTTAGGAGAAAATCAAACATGGAATTTGTATTAGTAAATAAATTTTATAGACTTGGCAAGACGGAAGTCTCTATTCAATGTGACAAGCCGTTTACTTTTTTCACCCGTGAGTTGGAGGGTGACCGCTTGGGTGATACGGATGAAATGCTCATTGAAGCAGTCAAAGAGATTCTACGAACTGAATTAGATCCAACAAGCGCTATTGTCAAGAACCAAGAACAATTGGCTAAAACAACTGCAGCACTTGAACAAGCGAATCAGCTTATGGAAGGTATGCAGAAGGTCAGCTTGCGTAATACCGATGATATCGAGGAAATCTTTGCACGCTTGGAAGTGCTTGAGAAACACAATGGTATCGATCATGAGCATGAGGACGAAGCAGAGGGACATGAAGATGCACCACACGTTGCAGAAACAGAAACACACCCTACTGAACCTGCTCCAGTAACTCAACCGGTTCAACCAGAACCCCAACCAGCTACAGAAGTAGCCACAAACGGAGTTCCTAACGTGGTCGTATCTGAACCAGCACCAGCGCAACCAACTACTGAACAACCAGTAGCAGAAGCGCCTATCCAACCTGCACCAGCAGTAGAACAACCAACAGAAAGCGAGACAGAACATGAAATTCCTACACCGACAAGCGAAGCGAGCACTAGTGAAAACAATGGAGGTAGCAACAATGAGTAAGATTACATTAGACCAAGCTAAAATCGACATGTACATCAACCTGCTTAAACGTGGAGCGATTGACTTTTCATTTGTCAACAAACGCTTCCGAGATCGTGTGCGTAAAGAATTGGAACGACTTGGGTTGAGCAGTTTAGCGAACTAGAGAGGTGTTTATGGACGTCTTACAACAGATAGAACATTTCTTCATGAACGTGCTACCATCGGCTTCACCAATTATCATCGCTTGGCTTAGCTACAAATTGCCGAAAAAAGCCAAAGAAGAGACGGAGAAAATCGTTTCGGAACTAACCGATGTTAAGAAACAGATTAAAGATGTCCAGACTACCGCTAAAGATAGCAATTCCAAAATCGACGAAGTGCAAGAAAAATTAAAAATTCACGATGAGGCGCATCTAAATACCATGAAGTTGCGCCTTGACCGTGATATGCGACGGGCTATTAACAGAGGATATACCTCTAGAGATGAATTCTCACTAGTGGAAAGCATGCATAAAAGCTATAAAACTCTAGGAGGTAACGGCTACATAGACCGTTTATTCAGCGATTTTGAAAAATTGGATATCAAAGAAGGCATCTTAATAGATGATTAGATAGAAAGGGGCGCAGAGTGGGTTGTAACAAACGTAGAGTTAATACAACCAATTTGGCTCGAATTGATGGTGGCGACCTTGTTAAACAAGGGGATTTGTCTTCTACCTTTGGGTTTGAGTTGTTAGACGAGAATTACCGTGTCATGACTTTGTTTGAAGGTCAAGATGCGGTTGTCACTCTGACAAAGGGACAACGAAGATGGAAGACAACTGCTCCCGTCACTAGCCATTCTGTCAATTTCAATTTAGACAGTGTTCTACCAAGCGGAAAATACCGAGTAGAAATCTCGGTCGGAGGGTATATCTTCCCAAGCGACAGAGATACTTATATTGAAATTGAAGACTCAGACAAGGAATTGGTTACGGAAGAAGTCTACACTTTGAAGGAGTTAGACATCGAAAAAGAAGTTGAGAAGCAGCTTGCAGGAAGAACTGTAGGTAGCGATGGCACGGTGAGTCCGGAATTTCCAGACTTGCTTTTTTATTACAATCTAGGAAAGGTGTAAAACAATGGACACAACAAAATTAACAGCATTCGCACAAGCGGTTGGAGCAGATATCAAGGAAGTTAAGCAGAGCGTCAGCAATAAAGTAGAAACTTCAGCAATGACGCAAGCTATCTCTCAGGCAGTTACTCAAGCTAAATCAGAAGTTAAGGCTGAAATCTTGGGTGAGTCTGTACCTGAAAATCTTGATACTTTGAAAGAAATTGCTGACAAAATCACGAACATGGGACAAGACGAAAACGGCGCGCTTCTTGGGAAAGTGACAGAAGTCAGCGGACGTGTAGATCAGATTGCTAATCTTGACTTGGTAGAAACTTATAACCAAGCGAAAGCGTGATTGATATGAATAACCTTGAAAATCTAGCAACGGAAATCGGTAAGGATATCAAGGATATCAAGACACGCTTTGCAACTAAAGAAGAAATGCACGAAGCGACTGAGATTGACTATTCTCAGATTGTTACGCATGAAGAGTTGGAAGCAAAGCACTATCTGACAGCTCATCAGAATATTTCTCATCTAGCGACTAAAGCAGAGGTTGTCAAGAAATTAGATAAGATTGATTTTGACCTACTAAAACGTGACATTGTTACGCATGACGATTTAGCAGGTCGAAATTACTTGACGGAACATCAGTCGCTTGAAGAGTATGCTAAGAAATCTGAAACGCCAGTTTTTCGGTTTGCTAAAGGGGATATTCCAAGTGGCGGTGTAGGTGCAACTGCAACGATTACTACCGCAGACCTAATGAATCCTGACAGTGTTAAGGTCGGAGATATCATTGAAGATTACTGGAGTGGAGCTACAGGTGCTAACCGAGGAATTTGGAAGGTGACAGCAGTTAATGGGACTAATGTCTCTGTTCAAGGAATTGGTGCGAGATTTTTGCCAACACCTTACAACGACACTGAATTGAAACAAAGGATTTCAACTCTTGAAAGCCGTCCAAGCTCAGGAAGTGGTGGTCTCGGTACTGAAGAAATAGCTACTTATAGCAATACAGTCATCTATATTCCGAACGGGAATATCGTGTACAACAAATCTTTAAAAAAGTTATCTTTCCCAAAATGTAATGTAAAAATTGGAAAAACTAGTTATTGGTGTGAGGCTCAAGAGGTTTCTATTAATGGTAACGCAGGATTTATTGTGTTTAATAAGGCTCAAAAACGAATTGTCGGGGGCGATGTTAACACGACTAATGATGTATTGCTTGGTTATTACGACAACAACGCAGGTAATTATTACATCAATACTTTTAGTAAGACGACAAAAACCAAAAAAATTGCTTGCTTGGGAGATTCGATTACTGAAGGTGTAAATGCTGGAGGTTGGCAATGGCATCGCTACATTGATACTTGGTGCAAAAGCAACGGTATTAATAGCATAGTCACGAATTTAGGGATTGGCGGAACATCTGTCTGTACTTCAAGTTATGCGACAGATAGATTGAAGCCGTTTGTCAATAGACTCGATACAATACCAGCTGATACGGATATTGTAGTTATCTTTGGTGGCACGAATGACTGGGGTAATAATGCAACTTTAGGAAGCATTACAGATACAGGGACAAGTTCGTTCTATGGAGCATACAAGTACATTCTTGAATGGCTTGCTATCAATCGTCCAAATGCGAAAGTGATGACTATGACACCTCTGAAACGATATTTCAGAGGAGGTGGGACAACGTGGGTTAATGCTCAGACAACACCAAATAACAAAGGGAACTTGTTACAAGACTATGTCCGAGCAGTGAAAGAAGTATCTGAAATGTACGCTATCCCTTGCGTTGATCTGCATAATGAGTCAGGTTTAAATCCTGTCTTAGAGAGTGTCAGAAATCGTTTCATTGGAGACGGTCTACATCCTACCGCAGAAGGAAATAAGAAGATGTATCCGGTCATTTTGGACAAGATGCGTCCATTATTAGAATATGATTAAAGAGGAAAATAATATGATTAACTGGAAATTAAGACTAGAAAATAAATATTTTTGGCTGACTGCAATCCCAGCCTTCTTGCTTGTCTTGCAAGCAAGTGCAGCAGTCTTTGGATATCATCTGGATTTGGGTGATATCGGTAACAAGCTGATTTTGCTTGTTAATGCGGTATTCGTGTTCTTGACTGCTATCGGTTTGGTCAATGACCCGACAACAAGCGGAATCACAGACAGCGCACGAGCATTAGAATACAAGAAACCAAGTGAGGAGTAACTATGGATATCGATACAAGTAGACTACGCACGGACTTGCCGATTGTAGGTTTTGAGCCTTTCCGTCAAGTTCATGCTCACTCAACAGGAAACCGTAACTCAACTGTTCAAAACGAAGCCGATTATCACTACAGAAAGGACCCTGGACTCGGGTTCTTTTCTCATGTTGTTGGTAATGGTCGTGTTATGCAGGTAGGTCCTGTAAACAAGGGAATGTGGGACGTTGGTGGCGGTTGGAACGCTGAGACCTATGCAGCAGTTGAACTGATTGAAAGTCATTCAACCAAAGAAGAGTTCATGGCAGATTACCGTCTGTATATCGAACTACTACGCAATCTAGCAGATGAAGCAGGCTTGCCGAAAACTCTTGATACAGACGACTTGGAGGGTATCAAAACGCATGAATACTGCACCAATAACCAGCCTGATAACAGTAGCGACCACGTTGACCCGTATCCCTATCTTGCTAAATGGGGCGTTAGCCGTGAACAGTTTAAGCGAGATATTGAGAATGGCCTAGGCGCTGAAACAGGCTGGAAGAAGAATGATACAGGCTATTGGTATGTACACTCAGACGGCTCTTATCCAAAAGACAAGTTTGAGAAAATCAACGGCACTTGGTACTACTTTGACGGGTCAGGCTACATGCTTGCAGACCGTTGGAAGAAGCACACAGATGGAAATTGGTATTACTTTGACCAATCAGGCGAAATGGCCACAGGCTGGAAGAAAATCGCTGACAAGTGGTACTATTTCAACGTAGAAGGTGCTATGAAGACGGGTTGGGTCAAGTACAAGGACACATGGTACTACCTTGATAGCAAGGACGGAAATATGGTATCAAATGAATTTATTAGAGCAGGTCAAGGCTGGTACTACCTCAAACCAGACGGAACAATGGCAGACAAGCCAGAGTTCACAGTAGAACCAAATGGCTTGATTACTACGAAATAA